CGGTTGTAGGTGTAAGTAATTACCCCGTTAGTGTCTTGCTCGACTAGTACCGCCGACGCTGGCAAAATTTGTACGTTGTTTACTCGCCCCGAAGTATCGAATTGTTTTAGCCAATAAGCGTTACCGTCTAGGGCTAGATCTACGACGGTGCTAAAAAATAGTTCGCGTCGCGTGGTAAGTAGGGTGGGGTTGTTTACAAGTATTGGGTTTTCTACTCGTTGCTCGATACCGCCCGCGTAGCGGTAGGTTTCTAATGCCATTTTGCTAACCGGTGTAGCAATAATGTCTATGGCACGTTGTACCGCGGTAAGACTAAGAGCACTACGGGCGGTAGCTGCGGTAGCAGACCTAGCGGGTACGACAACCGCAACACTTCGCTTTTGATAACCGAAGCGGTCTAGTGCGCGTTCAATAATGTTCGCCATTACTCCAATAGTAAATAACGGCTAGAAGATACCCCCGCTACCTTCTGGGCGTGTCGCAGCTACATAAACCGCGTATACGTGTGCTAAAAGCGCGTCAATGTCGCCTACGGCGTCGGCTTGTCTTATAAACCACTTGTCGCCCGAATAGTGCGGTACACCCCTACCAATTTGAGCAGTAAGTAACGGGTCGTTGCCGTGCTCTATTTTTTCTTGTAGGTATAGCTGGTATACGTTGCTGTTTGCGTCGGCTAATTCTTTGCCCCAAAGCGCGTAAAGCTGGTACCCGTTTTGTTTTAGCCGTTTCTGTAAGTTGCTTAGTTGCTGGCTGTCTAAGACGATAGCGTAAGCCCCGAACTTGCGGTAAAGCTCTACAAGTTCGTTATAAAGCGTGTTTTCGTTAGGTTGAATAAGCGAAGCTACTAGTTCGGTTTCGATCTTGTCGCCGTTACGTTTGGCAGCTGCGATAGTGGCGTATTCCCAGCGAGAAGTTACTCGAACCGATAGGGTTGCCCCGTTTAGGTCTGTAATGCCGTGCCCAGCGGCTTTATGGTAATGCTCGATAGGTAGCCACGAAGTTTTACTACCGCTTACGAATTGGTTTAGCCGGTACCGGCGGGCTTCGTGTTCGGGAATAGCTTTTAGATCGCTAATAACGCTTTCGATAGGGATACGCCCAGCAGCTACGGCTGGGTTAGCTGCGTAAATGGCTTGTGGGTCTGTAACTTCTAAACCTTCGGGTGCTTCCCAAACAAAGAAACCAAAACGCTCTAATTCGGGGTCTAGCCCTTCGACGGCTTCGGCACCCGTAGCGTATAAGTCTTTTAGGGTTTCGCTGGTATCGTCGCCAGCGGTAGTAATGCCAATTACCATACCGTTTTTACGGCTGGCACTACCTAACACCGCGGCCCCCCAAAGACCTTTGGGTATGATATGGCACTCGTCTATCAAAAATAAAGACCCTGGTATTCCTTGAACTGCGCTTTCTTTCGCAGCTTTCACGTCGTAGGTACCCGAACCGTCGGCAGTAGTAATACCGCGGTATTCGGTTGCTTTCTTGAAGTATCGGGCTAACGGCGTTTGGGTAGCTACGTGAAGTACACGCTTGTAAATAATTCGTGCCTGGTCGGCACTCGACGCCAAACTAACTACGGTTGCCCCTGGGTCGTGAAGTAGTAAGCCGTAAATACCGAGCGCGCTGGCTAGGAAGCTTTTACCGTTTTGTCTTCCAAGACTTACTAAAATTTGTCGGTACCTAAGCCGACCGGCTTTATTTGGTTCGGGGTGGTCTTCGGGGTATCGCTCTAACATAGCCACTAGTAACCACTTCTGCCACGCGTCTAGTTTGATACCGTCGGGGCTTTCGGGCGAAGTGAAATAGCGCTCAATGAGATCTACAAGTAAATAACCGTCGCTAGGGAAGTTATCACTAAGCGGGCTAGTAAATCGGGCGGGTAGTTGAAGCATTATTCTTATGTTCGGCAATAAGCGCGGTAAGTGGGTCTAGTTCGATTACGCCCGCGTCAAGTGAGCGAGAAAGCTCGCTAATGTTTTTACGGATAGCTTCGGCAGTACTCGTATTGCGGGTGCGCTCATAATCGGCAGCTAGTTCAATTACCAAAGTCGCTAGTATTTGCTGTTTTGCGTCAAGCGTTAGGCTTTCAAGCCATTTCGTTACTTGTTCCTTCATAGATCTATTCTTTCGTTAGTGGTTCCTGAATTTTTTACCCCTTTTGTGTAATTCCCTAGGGCTGGGCGGGGTGCCAGCACCCTTACAGAAAAAACGGCTAGGCGCTTTATAGCGGGGTTTAGCCTACTTGTGTGGGCTATGTAGTGTAATGCGGTGTATAGGTCTTGTAGCGCGGGCTTACGGTAGATAGTTTTAGACCGGTGCTTACCTTTGTATCGTCTTAGCTGTACCATTTGGGGCTTCTCCAATTAGTGCGTACTTGTACGTTGTCTTGTTTGCGGCTGTTACACGATCTACATAGCGCTTGTAGGTTGCTTAGGCTATGGTCGGGTATACCCCCTGGGCTTTGGCTGGGCGGTACTATGTGGTCTATCGTAAAGTCGCTACCCACTAGGTCGGTACCGCAGTAGCTACATAGTGGGGCTAGTGCTTTGCGGGCTTTGGTTCGAGCTTCACGCCACTCTTTACTGCTATGCCACTCTGCCATTACTTTTTTACGTCGCTTTGTCTGATCCATACCAATACTTCGGTAAGTATTTCGCTGGGTCTTACTACTCTGTATAGGTCGTCATTACCTACCCTGTTTATTACTTCGAGTAGATCCTGTTTGGCTTTTGCTCTGCCTAGTATTTCGGCAGCTTCAAGTAACCCTTTTAGGTCTTCGTTCATTTGTTTATACCTTCTATCTTTGTATTCTCTAATAGTATTCGTAATGCTAGTTCGGCTTGTTGTGGCACGACCCCGTTACCGCAGGCTTTTAGTGCTTCGTTACGGGTTAGCCCTACGCCCGTTATCCACCCTTCGGGCAACCCCATTAGCCATTCGGTAAAATTTTCGCTAAGTCTATGCGCACCGTCTTTACCGTCGGGTTTAGTTGCGTCGGGTGCTGGTCTTCCTGTTACGGCTTCCCAGCGAGCAATAGCTGCCCCAAAGCGGCCCCAATTTTTGGTTAGTACTTGATCTTCTATTCTCGACTTAGGCGCGTTAGCTTCTACTTGTTTTTTGGTCGAACCGTTGATAGTAGAAGTTCGCGGGGTTCCTAATAGTGTTACTTCTGCGTTTAGGGGTAATGTGTTGCGCTCAAATTGGCTTACCCCGCCCGTGTTTTTGCTGTCTTGTGTTGTAGGGGTCGGTAGTAGTTCCATACGTACGGCTACACCGAGCGAGATACCTGGGGTACCGCGGTATTCGCCACTTGCGCCCTTAGCTTTACGGTCTAGGTAGTCTTGTACCGGTTCGTCGTAGTTTCTTATGTGCCCTAGTGTCGGGGTAGGTAATAGGTCTGCCCTGTTCACTATTTGCGCAAGACTTACACTATGTAAGCTGCCCAGCGTTTGCTGGGTGCTGCCCAGCGAAGCCGTGAAAGTGTCGCTTACGGTCGGCGTAGGTAGCAAACTTTCGGTAATGGTCGGGCTTACTTTTAGACCGTTCATAAACGCTAGTTCGGCAGCTTGATCGGCTACCTTTACCATACGCCCGCGCTCTATCGCTTGCTTCTCACTAATAGCACCGCCTGTACTATCCGTTACCGAAGGGGTACGCAATAATGAATACTCTAAATCGGTTGTGGGCCGCCCCAGCGTCGGCAGCTCGTAAGCCGTGCCACGTAGCGTTATACCCGACGGTTGCCAAACTTCCGAGTACGCTGCCGAGTGCTCGCAGAGTAGGTTCGGTTGATCCGTTTCCCATACACCACGGGCACGGTTCCAAGTCGCTATAAATTGTTGCTTCGGCACTTAATAGACCCCTTACGTTTTCGATTACTACTAGTTTTGGTTTTTGTGTTTCTATTGCTTTGAGAAAGTAAGACCATAAGCCCGACCTTGTGCCGTCTTTCATACCAGCACGTTTACCAGCTAACGATAAATCCTGGCACGGGAACCCGCCCGTAAGTATGTCTACTTGCTCAATTTCGGCAAAGTCTATTTTTGTTACGTCGCCGTAGTTTGGTACTTCTGGGTAGTGTGTGGCTAGTATTTGGCTGGGTGCTTTGTCGTACTCACAATGCCAAACTACGCGGGCGTCGAGTACGTTGAGTACCGCAAGATCGAGCCCACCGTAGCCACTAAATAGGCTTCCTATGGTTAGCTGCGACATTACACACGCGCCCAAATACGGGCTTTACGCCCTGATACGGTTTTACCATAGCCGACTACTTCAATTCGCCCTAGTCTGCCTAGTTCTGCCCGTGCCGTTCGTACGGCTTGTGGGGTTCCTGGGTATCCGTTTTTGGTGTAGACGCGTACTAATTCTTCGTCGGTAAGCCAAAGCCCGCGCGAAAAAATTTGTTCGACTAGTTTCTGTATACGGGTTAGGGTTTCTTCGGTTACGCTTTCACCGGCTAAGTGGCTGGTAATTGGGTCGTTTGTTCGAGTGTATCTAGGCATTATTTGAGTTCACTTTCTACTATTTTGTATAGTGCGTAGGCTAGGGCGAGTATGGTGCCCATAAAAGTAATAGTTCCCGTTACCCAATTACTAAAAAGTATTGAAAGTATAAAAGCTATTACGTTGAGTACGATAACAAAACCCGCTAGGGCAGCTACCGCTATGGTTGCGTTTTTCATTGAGTTCTTTCTTTTAGTGGTTGTTGTTACTTGATTACGTTACCATTTTTTACCGCTACACAACATTACTTAGGTAACATTTCGATAACGGCGTATTTGTCTAGTTTTTCTATTTGTATGTATACCCCTGCTGGGCTACCGTAGGGCGCGTATAGCTTCGTGGCTGTTACGTTCACTATTCGGGCGTCGTCGAGAATAAAACCCTTCAAGCCGTCAAATACTCCACGCACCAATTTATCGAGATCGGGTTTTACGTTTGGTAATGCCCTGGTAACGGTTGCTGGTCGGGTTAGATAAAAAATTAGGTCTACCGTTAGGTTGCCGTCTAAATTGCCTAGCTTTGATAGTTTGCGGGCTTTGGCTTTTAGGGCCGCTAACCACGGGTTGAGCTTCTTTCTGTTGCTTTCAAGATAGACGCCACGCTGTACGGCTACTAGGGAACCTTTGGGCGCGGGTTCACCTTCGACCCAAAACGCTATTGCCGTCATTAGAAGGGGCTTTCAATGTTTGCGGTGCCGTCGGTTGTGCCGTAAGTCGGGTGCCCGTATTTGCGTACGTCGTCTTGATCGTGCCCTAGTAGGTTGCCACCTTTGCGACCGGTCGTATTGGTGCTTTTTAGAATTGCGTCGGTTAGTGAGTGCTCTACGACGTTGTGCGTTTGCCCGTCTTTCTCCCACTTGCCTACTTTGGTGCCTAAGTCGCCCGATACGTCGATTAGATCCCCTTCGCATAGGTCTAGTACTACTTCGAACCAAATAGACCAGCGACGGCTTTTTACTTCGCCCGTAAAGTGTGTGTACTTCTCCCAAGCTGTAACAATAAAGTACTGTTTGGCGTTTTCTGGGTTTACCCACGTGCGGGCTAGTTTTACTTCTGCTGCTGTAATTGTGTGGTTGCTCATTTTTTCAACTTTCCTTTTAAGTATTTCTTTTTGTTTATTGTTGTTTCTTGTTTATTAGTAGGTAATTATTGGTAACTTTTTTACCATTTTTTACCCGTTCACTAACCGTAAATTACCGCTAGACCTACCATTTTTTACCGCTACGGTACTGCGGTGTTGTAGAGAATTGTCGCAAGTTTCGGGGCAATCTAACAACATAAAATAAAGGTTGCTGGCTGGGGTCGAAGCTACTCGACGCCCGCCGTGTTTCCATACTTCAATTTCGCCTATTTGTACTAGTTGATCTAGTGCCCGACGAATTTGCCGTACGTTTACGTTTGCGTAGTGCGCTAGGGTTTCTTGCGACGGGTAGCAACCGGTATTGGGGTCTTCCCCTAAATGCCACGCAATAGCCGTTAGTACCAGCTTTGCCGTGGGTGTTGCTTTGCTATGGTGTAAAACCGCAGCTACTGCTTGTATGCTCATAATTCCCTTGTTTTGGTATAGTGGTTGTATGCCTAATTAGTGGTTAGGCACGGGCGCGTTAGACGCCCCGAAAGCCCCTGGCTGCGGTTATTGAGTTCCCGCGCTGGGGGCTTTCTCTTTGCCAATAGCTACTATTTGTTCGAGCACCGTTTGGCTGGCACCCGCAAGAGCTGCCATTTTGTACCACCCTTGTAGGCTGGCGTGATCCATAGACTTAGCTCTTTCGACCCAATTAGGTTCGTCGGCTGGGGTTTCTCTTTCGGCTTGTCGCGCTCGAACTTCGTCGGCACTAGCAATTTTCTTAGT